CCAGAGTATAAAGCAAATCGTAAAGAAAAATATGCAGAACAAACTGCTCAAGAAGAAAAAGAGTTTGAAATGTTCATGGCAGAATTTGCAAATACACTGACAGAAATAAGAAAGAAACATCCAGTCTTTCACTTCAAAGGAGTGGAAGCAGATGATATTGCAGCATATATTAGTAAAAACTTAGATAACTTTGGATTAGATGAGTGCTGGTTAATATCATCAGATAAAGACTGGGACTTGCTAATCAATGACAGAGTGTCAAGATTTAGCACTGTTACTCGTAAAGAGACTACAGTACATAATTGGGATGAACATTATGATTTTGAAATTCCCGATTATATTACATTCAAATGTCTGACTGGCGACAAGGGGGACAATATCCCAGGTATCCCTGGAATTGGTCCAAAGCGCGCAGTACAGATAATGGAACAATATGGAGATGTTTTCGATATATACGATTCCTGTCCACTTGATGGAAAGTATAAATACATTCAAAGTCTCAATGAAAATTCAGAACAACTTCTGACAAATGTTGAACTTATGGATCTACTTACCTACTGTGATACAGCAATCGGAGAAGAAAACAAAGAAGTTATAAATACAACTTTAAAAAGGCACTTAAATGAAAATTGATTATAGTAAAGATAAACTTTTAACAGAGTTTAGTTTAAAAACTCTACAAGATCGATATCTAATTCCTTCCGAATCTTCACCACAAGAAGCATTTGCTCGTGCAGCAATGACTTTTGCAGATGATGATGACCATGCACAAAGATTATATGATTACGCAAGTAATCTCTGGTTTATGTTCGCAACGCCTGTACTTTCAAACGGTGGAACGGAAAGAGGTATGCCTATCTCATGTTTTCTAAACTATGTTGAAGATTCAAGAGAAGGTATAACAGATCATTATACAGAAAATGCATATCTTTCATCATTTGGTGGAGGTATCGGAGGCTCATGGAGTGCAGTTCGTTCACAAGGAACAAAAACTTCCAAAGGCTCCGAAAGCACAGGTGCGATACCTTTTATGAAAGTGGTAGACGCCGAGATGCTTGCATTTTCACAGGGAGTAACTCGTAGAGGCTCCTACGCAGCGTATTTACATATGTCACATCCCGAAGTAGAGGAGTTTCTTGATATGAGAAAACCTACAGGTGGAGACGTAAATCGTAAGTGTATAAATCTACATCACGGAGTAGTCATTCCAGACAAGTTTATGGAGATTATACACCGTGCTACAAAAGAAGATAACTTTGATGATAGTTGGGAACTGATTGATCCTCACACTCACGAAGTTAAGAAAGTAGTGTCCGCAAGAACACTTTGGGTAAAATTATTACAGAATCGCATGGAGACTGGAGAACCTTATCTCATGTTTGAAGATGCAGTCAATGCAGAGCTTCCAGACTTTCAGAAAAGAAAAGGTCTTTATGTAAATCACAGTAATCTTTGCTCAGAAATTACTCTTGCTACAAACGAAGAAAGAACAGCAGTATGTTGTCTAAGTAGTGTAAATCTGGAATATTTTGACGAATGGAAGAAAGTTCCTGCGTTTATACCAGACTTAGTACGAATGTTAGACAATGTGTTAGAGTTCTTTATAAACAATGCTCCTAGTAGTATGGAGAAAGCCAAGTACAGTGCCCTACGGGAGAGAAGTATTGGGCTTGGTGCAATGGGATTTCACGCTTATTTACAGAAAAATAATATTGCTTTTGAAAGTATGTGGGCAAGTAGTGCTAACTACCAAATGTTCAAACACATAAAAGAACAAGCACTACAAGAAACTCGTAGACTTGCGGTTGAAAGAGGTGCATGTCCAGATGATGATACTTGTGAAGTTAGAAATGCTCACTTGTTAGCGATTGCTCCTAATGCAAGCTCTAGTATTATTTGTGGAAACACAAGTCCAAGTATAGAGCCGTTTAGAGCCAACGCTTTTACACAGAAAACAAAAAGCGGATCATTTTTACAGAAAAATAAGTATCTCGAAAGCTTACTCGAAAGTAAGGGAGCAAATACAGAAATAGTATGGAAAGATATCATTACAAACAAAGGTAGTGTACAACATCTTGATATACTTACTGACGAAGAAAAAGAAGTATTTAAGACTGCTGTAGAAATTAATCAGTCTTGGGTAGTAGAACACGCTGCACAAAGACAAGAGTTTATCTGTCAGTCGCAGAGTGTAAATTTATTCTTTCCACCAGATGTAAACAAATTAGATTTACATAACATTCATATGTTAGCGTGGGCAAAGAATTTAAAAACTCTCTACTATCTAAGAAGTGAAGCAATATCAAGAGCAGATAATGTATCGAATAAAGTAAAAAGGGAGATAATCTTTGAACAAGAAGGTTGTCTCAGTTGTGAGGGATAATGAGTAATTTACTAGAAGAAAGAGATTATTATAAACCTTTTAATTATGCTTGGGCATTTGAGGCTTACAAGAAGCAACAACAAATGCATTGGCTTCCAGATGAAGTTCCACTCCAAGATGATATAAGGGATTATAATGAAAAATTAACTCCTGCGAACAAGAGACTTATAGATAATATATTTCGTTTCTTTACTCAGGCAGACGTAGATGTGTGTTGTGGCTATGCCAAGCACTATTTACCCACATTTAAACAACCAGAAGTAAGAATGATGCTCGTATCATTTGCTGCGATGGAAGCAGTACATCAAGAAGCGTATTCTTTACTTTTGGAAACTCTTGGAAAAGAAGAAGATATCTACCAAGAGTTCATGGATATACAAGAAATGGTAGAGAAACATGAGTATCTATCTGATTTCAGTATGAAAACAAAACATGATATTGCTAAAACAATGGCAGTATACAGTGGATTTACAGAAGGAGTTCAACTATTTAGTAGTTTTGCTATACTTTTAAATTATCCAAGACATAATCTTATGAAAGGCATGGGGCAGATTGTTACATGGTCTATAAGAGATGAAAGTCTACATGTAGAAAATGTATCTAAACTTTTTAGAACATTTATTGCAGAGAATCCTGAAATATGGACTGATAAGTTAAAGTATGAAATCTACTGCGCGGCTGAAAGAGTAGTTGAGCTAGAAGATAAATTTATTGATATTTGTTTTGAAAAAGCAGAGATTCCAGATTTAAGGGCAGAAGAAGTAAAAGAGTATATTCGTTATATTGCGGATAGAAGATTACTTGGACTTGGAATGAAAAATATATTTCATAGTACAGAAAACCCCTTACCTTGGATTGATATGCAAGTTAACGCAGTTGAGCATACCAACTTTTTTGAAAACCGTGCTACCGAGTATGCTAAGGCTAGCACCCAAGGAAATTGGCAAGATATTTTTAAATAGGAGAAAATATGTCGACAGAAGGAATCCAACAAGAACCAGTATTAGTTCTTGACGATAAAAAATACGTCATTTCTGAACTTTCAGATACTGCAAGGTATATTGTTACAGCTTTAAGTGATTTGCAAGGAAAAATTGCTAGACATCAAATAGAGTTAGATCAATGGAATTTTGCGAAAGAAGGTTTAACAAGTAGACTTAAACAAGAAGTTGAAAAAGAAGAACCAACTGAAGAAGTTTCAGAATAAAGAAAAGGGGCTTTAAGCCCCTTTTTTATGGTATATCTGGTATTGGTTCAGGTATTGCTGCTATAGTTATTTCTATATCTGTATCTGGTACAGTAACAGTTTTATCTTCTCCTACTTTTAACCATACAGGAAAAAAGAGACCTTCATAATGTGCCATAAAACAAGTCATACTTGTTCCATTTGTCATTTCTAAAATATCTCCTTCTTGTAAATCTGTACCGTCAGGTCTTGTTGTTACTTCTATATCGCTATTTATTATCATATTGGAAATCCTGATGACTTGAACTGTATATTCATAGTTACGTTTGCTCCGGGAGTACCATAAGTAGTACTCCAAGGAATCTTATAAACTCTTCGATTTGATATATCTCCTACAACCTCTGTAGTAGTATTTATATTAAAATTATGGTCAAAAATTGTGCTACTTCCTAGTTGAACTCTTATTCCGTGCCTATAAGGTAATGTACATATAAGAGCTGTCTGACCATTTGAACCAGAAGTATATTGAAAAGTTTTAATGTACATATTCCATGCACTAGAATCTAGTTTCCAGTATATTCCTTCTACAAGTATTCCATTTCCTCCTGAACTAGTATGATATAAAACTTTATTCGCATTTTGTAGCCCTCCTGTATTCAGAGACCAAGTATGTGAATTAGAACCAATATTTGAACAACCATATCCAGTTCCATTTGCTGGAACTTTGTCATTAAAAGCAGTTAAACTTAATGTTTGCATTGCAAGAGAGCCGCCTCCATAATAAAGTTTCTTTCCTCTTAAATCATTTATACTAATTGTTCCAGAGGTAGGCACACTTACTCCTGAGCTATAATACTCGCTCAAGCTAATTGGGTTTGATCCACCAAATTCAGTTTGTACATTTGCTAAACTTGCTGCACCTGTAGGAACTCCACTAGTAAAGTCTGCCATTTATTCTCCTTACTCTGGTGAATTACCTACTAGTCCAATTTTCATTTTGTGCGCTACTCCAGCCATAACTTCTTCTATTCTAGCTAGGGTGGCAGCTTCGTCATAAACGCCATCTTCGTCATATACAACATTTACATTTCGTGTATGTGTTTTAGTTGGTGTATATGAATCATCAGAAAATGTTACTATTATATCAGTTACATCTATTTCTGTTTCAATTGTTTGCCCTTCATTATCTGGGTCGGGCATACTTGAACTTCTCTTTCCTGTAAAAGTTTCGTCAAGTGTATATGTTATTGCCATATTATTCTCCTTTTTCTATGTCGTTAATTCGACTTGTTAATTTTTCTATCTGTTTTTGTTGTTCTTTTATTGCTTCAACAAGCAAAGCAACAGTGTTCTGATATTTCATTACATGTAAATCTTCTATACCTTTTGATTCTTCTAATTCATCTGTTGTTCTGCCATCTATAATTTCTACTAATTCTGGTATAATTTTCTTTACGTCTTGTGCAACAAATCCAATTTCTTTTTTACCTGTCGCTTTTCTAGTATAACTTACTCCTTCTAGCTTGGTCACAGTAAGTAAAGCATTTTCAATTGGCTTAATATCTTCTTTCAACCTAATATCAGAATATGCTGTAACATTACCAGTTGCGGTACAGTTACCAGAGTTATCAACTTTAAATGTCCAGCTACGACCGCTATTTAAAAATCCAATTTCATTTGAGCTATTTACATAAACATACCCATGTACTGTTCCTGTTGGCGCCATTGCTATAGCAGCATTGGAAGCTGTACCAGACCTCATATAAAAATCTTGAGAATCTTTTACGTATAAATGCCAACCACTGGTGGACCAATAATGTCCATTATTATTGTAATGATTTCTTACCCACTCATCGTGATATAAAGCATTTACATAATAATCAGTTCCTAAACTACCTGACTGTAATGTTGCGCCTTGTATTCCATCTACAGTATCAGCATCTAATCCAGAGCCAGAGCCGTCGTTACCATCAGTCCATATTTTTTGCCAACCATAGCCAGATCCTCCATTTGCCCACCAACCTCTTAGGTAGGTGAATGAAGGATTACCGGCAGACATAACCATTTGCATTCCGTGGTGATATGTAGTACTTGCCGAATAATGTAAGGCTTGGAACCCATTAAAGTGAGTTCCGCTAGGGGGCCTACCCGTAGGACTACTCCAAACATCTATAAAACCAGATCCTCTATTAAAGAGGTCATTCATACTATAAGAGCCATGAGCATTCACACCGGTATGGTAGTTTGCATCGGTAGTATAATCCCTTCTATCGTAAGTGTCCTTTGATAAACCCATCAGCACTTTAAAGTCTGATTTTCCAAGGTATCTTAGATAGTCATCATGAGAACAATAAATTCTTGCTACATCATTACCAATTCCGGAGTCTCCAGAAGTTGTATTAATCCATCCTACCTGGAGGTAACCGTTGGCGTCTCTAATTGGGATTGTATTTGCAGCATTTCTTGTAGTACTTGCGTGATATCCGTCAAGTAAGTCAGCATCAAGTCCTGAACCTGAGCCATCGCACAAGCTACTCCAAATTCGACCCCAAGAGGATAAACTACCATTGTTGTTGTATCTGTGGTATAAATCATGGCTATAAAAGCTACCTGCAATTTGATGTCCATGATTACCACCATAGTGCGCCATATTTAATAATGAGTACCAAGTACCTGTTGGAGTTCCATTATTATAGACATCATAAAAACCAGAGTTAGAATTAGCAGTACTACCAAAAGCAATATTAGTTGTGCCTTTTCCGCTTGTTCCTCCTACTAACCCATTAGACATCATCTGATTTCTAAAGTGTGCGGGTGTAGATTTTCTTAGATAATTGTCACCAGTACTCTGAGTCCAGATTTGTCCAATGGTAGGGTTTTCTGAATTACCCGAAGAAGCATTAAAATAAGAACCAAGAATATAGTTTCCATAAATGTGACCACTGCCCTCTCTTTTAACAATAGTATTAGCGGCAGCAGATTCCGAAGGAATATAACCGCGCAGAGTATCAGCATCAAGTCCTGAACCTGAACCGTCATTACTGGCATCCCAAACTTTTCTCCAAGACTGCCAAGTGCCATTGTTTTTACCTCTTAAAGCAATTTGCCCCGATCTATAGTCTCCTGCAATTTGATGCTGCCAACTAGAATTATATCGTTGGGAAAATAAAGCACCATCAGTCGCATTACCTGAAAAGTTTGTTACACCACTCGTATAGTAGCTGATTCCATTCGAATCAATTGTGTCGGCGTTTGTTGCACTATTGCTTCCGGTATTAACAAACCCTATCCCATCGATATTACTGGCGGAGCTTACTGACTGAGAGCCAATGTTCGCTGTGGTAATAGCTGTTGACGCAGGCTGGTAGTATGATCCGTGCTGGCCATCTAATAAATCTGCATCTAATCCTGAACCTGCGCCATCATTACCAGCATTCCAAACTTTATCTCCTAAAACATATAGTTGCTTATTAAAATAAAAGTTACTCCTATCAGTATAGATATGTGCCCAACTTGTATTCATTGGTCCAATCTGAATATTTCCATGAGGTGTATACATGGTATGTTGATTAGCCGCTGTGGTTAAATTCCCCGCATTAGTAAGGGTTCCAGTAAAAGTAGGGCTTGCTGTTGGGGCATAATAAGAACCGTGCTGTCCATCAAGTAAATCTGCATCTAAACCTGAACCAGCACCATCGTTGCCTACGTGCCATAATTTTTTCCAAGTTTTCCAATTAGAGCTATCGGTTCTTACCCTCATATAAAAGTCATCACCATTGTAATGTGCACCTATTTGAAAAACTGAAGCACTACCGCCAGTATTAATAGTTAACATGGTGGCACTTGCACCGGTATAAATAAGGGTTCTGGTACCAAATTCAGCAACTTTTGTTTCTGTATGAGCATCATCAAATGGATTTGAGTTACTTCCACCTGCTACTGATGTGAGATCAAGATTACCTCTATGTTTAAATATACTACTATCCGCAGGCTGATAATATGAACCCTGCTGTCCATCAAGTGTGTCAGCATCTAAACCAGAACCAGAGCCATCATTTGAAGCACCCCACAGGGTTCCTTGACCGCTAGTCCATAAGCTTCCAGACGTATTAAGAGTTGCCCTACGAGTTCCACCAGTAGTGAACTGTAGATTTCCCCCAGAGTTTGTGCTTAGATCATCAGGAGATTCATAAATTCTCCAATCACTTCCGCCTATCCAGCGAAGACCCTCGTTTGGTCCAGGATCGTTAAAAGACAAATCATTCAAATTGGTAATTGCATAATTGTTCATGTTTATGCTAGCGATTGCACTTGTTCTAGCAAAAGAAGATGCTTCTATTCCATCAAGTAAGTCAGCATCTAATCCTGAGCCAGAGCCGTCTACAGTCTTAATCTTGGTAAGTACATCAGAAGCTGTATAAGAGCTTGAAGCAAGTTTTGCATCTAACTGTGTTTGAATATTACTTGTTACACCATCTACGTAATTCAGTTCGGCTTTTGTCGCTGTAATTCCGAGATTGGTAATTGCATT